GTCCAGCCAATCTACGCCAGTGGCGTACTTCTTCTGCAAGTCCTTGGTCTCATCGGCTTCCTTAAGTTCCTTGATCTTGAACTGGTTGAGCGTGTTCTGATCAATCAGATCCTTTAGCTGGAACGCCTTGGCCTTAGCACCCATGATGTCTCCACCGGAGGTGCCAATCTGAGAGATGATGGAAGGATCAAATGCCATAACTTACCCCTTCAACCCGCCATATCCGCCACCCTGACTGAGCAATCCTTGTAAGGTATTGTTCATCACGCTGGCATTGATTCCCTGTCCAATGGCACCAGTCACCCCACCAATCGTATTGGTGTAAATGCCAGCCATGTTGTTACCTTGATTGGTGTAGATGTTGGCAAGGTTCGAGCCTTGGCCGGTGGCAATGTTGGCGAGATTACTACCCTCCTGGCTGTACAGGTTCGCTAGACTCCCGCCCTGCTGTCCGTACACATTTGACAATGCCTGAGCGGTACCAGTGTCGGTGTTGGCCAGATTCGTGCCTAGACCGGATTGGAGGTTGCTGACGTTTGAGGCTTCACCTGAGGTGTATCCAGCCAATTGCCCGGCAGCACTCAAACCCGTGCCCACGGCTCCCGCAGCGTTCCCCACGGCGTTCTGGTAGGTGGTATCTGCAAGCCCTGCGGCCCGGTTCTGCAAGGCTTCCAACGTATTGCCAGAGAGTCCACCGCCACCAAATGCAGCACTACCCTGGTTTGTGACACCCTGCAAAGCCTCGTTCTTCGTGAACTGATAGCCAGGTGTTGCAGCCAGGGCCTTTTCGACCCCACCAGCGCCTTGATTGCCTATGCCAAGCAGGTTCCGGTACTGATCAACCGCACTAGCCCCGAGAGAGGTATAGGGAGACAGTTGCCCCTGAATCTTCGATAAGCCAGCTTGCTGCGTGCCAATAGCGGCATTGGTGGCACCGGTAAGGTCAGTCCTGGCAGCCTGCGCCCCACCCTGCAATGCGGTCGTTTGCTGCGGGACAGCGGCGTTAATCGCCTGGGCGGCACTTTGTGTAGCGCCCATCACATCCTGCCTGCCTTGGGTCGCCGCCTGTCTGGTAGCGCCAGCTGCAGCATTAGCGGCATTGCTGGTCGCCGATGCAGCCTCATTGCCGGCTACGATAGATCCCACCGCACCAATCGCCGCTGCTGCGATTATAGGCATGATTGCACCCACTTCTTGATCGATAGCACGTATACCAAGCCTTCATGGCCAAAGAGCGTGCATTCCTTGTGTCTTTCAAACCCACAAGCCAAAGCCAAATCCCTCGCGGGACTGTTCTCGTGCCCGACGAATGTGGAGATAAGTTCACACGTCGTTTGCTCAAACATGTACCGGAGCATCTTCATGGCAAGTACCGGAACCCGGGGACCTCGGAACTTAGGCAGGAACTGCGTGTGTATGTCCCACAATCCATCGCCCAGATCCAACAGAAAGAAGCCACCGTTGTCATCCCCGAAGAATAGCGCTTTACCAGTCTCAAGCAGAGACTTTGATCTGATGACCGTCCCTTGATCCAGGTAATGCCACTTCCTCAATTCTTCGTTGTTGAAGAGCGCGTCAATGGCTTCATGGTTTTGGGATGGCATCATACAACCGTCCCCGTGGCATCAACCCAGACGGTAGGATTCAAGCTCTTTACCCATATCGGTTTATTGAGCGTGCTATCGAAGTAACTCTGACCCACATACAAGGGTCTCTGAGGGGATGCGTTCACAGGTCGATTAGCCGTAGTCCCATTGGTTCCAACGGGTGCGAGATAATATTGAATGGACGCTAGCCACGCCTGGTAGGAGCGTTCGAGACTCCCGCCCTTATCGACGATCTGCAAAGTGGTGGGTATGGGAGCTAAACTCATTGCGCCCTCTCGCTTAACTTAAGCGCACCTTCTGTGATGACAAACTTCACCGGATCGGTCATGCGAATCCGAAATGTGGCATCCCGCGTACTCCCGAAGCGACGCCACAATACTCGGTTCAGGTACTGCCCGACTTGACCTAGCGATGACCACCGCTCCGCACTCCAGGTTCTCCCGTTGTCCTTGCTGTACTGAAGCATCACCTGAGGGTTAACACCCTGGCCGGTCTGTGTTCCTACTCCGGTATCCATGTCCAAATACAAGGAATCCACCCTGAAGCGGTTGAAGTTCGAGAGCGTGTGTCGGGTGATAACCTCCCGCACAATCGGCAGCCCGTTGTCTGTGTAGGCAGTATCACTCATGGTGTAAAGGATATTCTTCTGGTAATCGCTGATGATCGATACACTGCGCCAATAGGTGGAGAGGTTCCCGATATGCCTTCCTCCCTGTGTTCCGCTTTGCACTTCGGTCCAGATCCCAGTGGAAGCATTCCACAGGAACGATCGCGGTAACGGGAGTGCGGAAGGAAAGGTAATCTGATAGAACTTGTGGGTGTCAATCTGATAGGTAAGCGCAACGGCATCGGAAATCCCAGCACTTATGTTAGTGAATATGTCTACCTTGTTAAACCCGTTGATGATATTTTCCAAATCAGTATCGGAAATCACCTTCGGGGACAAACCGATCAACTGCACCACCTGGACCTTGCCGGTCCGAGTCTGGGCAAGATACACCAGCGTTTGATCGAGATGCTGGCGGCTTGCAATCGCAGCCAAGCCAAACTCATTCGATGCCGACAGAATCGGCGCAAACGGTTCAGGAGATCCACCCACGTTTTGCCAGCTCTCCGTACCCTGTTCGGCAAACAGGATGAGATTTCCTAATAGGTTATCGACTGCGACAATGTTCCCTGAATCACTTGCCAGTTGTGCAAAGGCAAGCGCATTCCATGTGGTAGGGTCATTGAAGTTTGAGACCCAGAACTTCTGGGTCTTGGGCTGTTCGGCCACAAAGAAACCGGCTACGTAAGTGACCGTGTTTGCCCCTGTTGCCTGCCACGGGCTGATTGCAGCAAAGGCAAAACTGCCATCGGTAAATACCCATCCGCCCGTGCCATCCACGACTACCGCATTAGTCGGGGATGCGGTGATAGAACAAAATCCACTGGTGGTCGTGATCTGCCCTGCATTGACGATGCCAAAACCACCAACACCAGGCTGCATGGCCAGAAAGTTGTTACTCTGCACCATGTACAGGTCGGATTGCTCACCGTGCAATGCTCTGGCAGGAGCCGTATAGCTCGTTGAGATAAAGTCATACAGCACTACCGCTCCGGGCGTGCCGTAAACCACCACCGAGGATTTATCCTGATCCGCCCGGTTCTCAAAGTAACAGTTGACCCGCCGCTGCCGTGATACCACGTAGCTCTTGTTGGCCGTAGAAGCCCCAAATATTGGCACGATGTTCAGGGCTCGAAGGGACTCCCAGCCCGAGTTTGAAAGTAGAAACTCGTCACTTCACTATCGGCTTCCCGCGCCATCGCCATCGCTTCCAGGTAATTGCTGGTCATTTCCCCGGTCCACACCGCATCGAACATGCCGGTAATCTCACGCGACAGTCCCCAGCACAGCGCCCGATACCACTGCTGCGGATATTCGGGATTATCCCCTGGGTTGTCAAAATCCTGAACCGTGCGTAGGAATACGATGTGCAGCGTCTTGGTCACATCCTGCGCTCCACCGACGTCGATGTAGAGCTGCCCGTTACTCAACTGGCTTTCGTAATACCATGCGGTCGGATCGGACTGCGAGGTGTTCATGGTCTTGGTCGATAACTGCTCGTAGTCCTCCAGTGTCATGCGTGTGAGGGGAACATCGTTGTCATTCACATCCCGTAACACGACAGTCTCAATCTGCAGCGGGCGCTGTTGCTTACTGGTGTAGTTAAATACATAGCCGCCCTGCGCAGCCGTACCTGTCAGTACGCCATTGAGGACTACTTGAAAAGTATTCCCAGAACTAGCACTTACACTTGCAACACTAGTCCAGTAAAGATCAATGCCACCACTAGGAACCGTATTACCAGTACTGCTGATCAGCGTGGGCGCATACTGAATACCGATCTGATCCCCGACATTGATCCCAGGAACTCCGGTATTCTGTCCGTAGACAAAAATCTGGTTGTCACCAAAGTTAGCCGTCTGTGATAGCTGAGTTTGGCTGAAGGTCTGTCCAAGTGGACCACTTGTTAACGCCCCAGCCCAATTATCTCCGGTAGGACCTAACTGGTACTGGTATTTCATCCACCCAAGGAACAAGTCCCCTCTCTGTCTAGTCCACATCTTCAAGCCGGGGGCGAAGTCCTGCTTGCCCATCCATTGCTTGACGATCATGTTCAGCTTGCGTAGGCAATCGTTGTACTCCTGAGCGGTGGCTATTTCACCCTCTCCAATTGCCCCAATGTTGAGCATCGCCTCGCGCACGATATCGGCGGCATTGACAGTGAAGTCATAGCTTCCAGAAGTACTCATGCTACGGCCCTGATCTTGTAGTTCAAGGCATGCTCAATCGCGTGCCAGCCCTCTTCAGCCGAGATATCAGCCATGCACTGGCTCACCCCATCATCCGTCTTTTTGCATAACTCCCAACTGTAGTGCATCTGATGACAAGCTGGCGCTTCGTTATTTCCCCTACCTGGGCATACGGTGTGGCGACTCGCCAATGCAATGCAGTTGTCCCAATCCCGAGTCAGGTTCTCATCCGTCGAGTGCGAGAGGAACACGACTTTCGGAACATCCAAACCTGAAGCGGCGTTCATGATCCCGGTTTCAGGCCCCACGACGCAATCGGCCTGCTCAAGAAAGGCCATGCTCTGGCGAATCTCCCACTTATCGCTCCTGCAATGCACGCGCTTTTCCTTCTCCCAGCCTTGCTCGAGAATCTGGCAAGCCTTATTGCCCATCAACACTACATCCCACGCTGGATACTGCAGCATGATCCTGGCGATGATCGCATCCATGTAGGGCCAGGTTTTGTGTACGGCAGAACCGGCGAGTGACCACACCAGCACCTTTTCCCCCATCTTAGAGCGCTCTTTCCGGGCCCAGTCCTTCTCGCTTTCGGTGGGGAAGAAGTGAATCTTTGGAATGTGCGGAACTTGCGCGATCGCATGCATCGCTTCAACGTAGTTCACGTTCACCACGCTGTGCCTAGCAGCGGGAGGCCATTCGTGCAAGGCACGGTTCTTCAGGGTGAGGAAAGTCCCTTCCACGCTCTCGCACAGATTCACCCACTTGTCGTACTTCTTCTTGTGATGCGCCCAATACTCGGAAAGCATCCCGTTGGGTACCTGATCCTTGTCCTGAATGTAAAAAGCGTCGATGTTAGGATCATGCTTCACCACATCTACGCCAGGAGGGGAGGCGTACAACGTGATGTGATAACCCTGAGCTTTGAGCCCCGCGAACACCGACGAACTCTGCAGCAGATCGCCGAACGCTCCATAGCGAACGACGGCGGCTGTCTTTGTGGGTTTTGGATTCTTCCAACTGAAGTGCTGGCCGGAACCAACCTTCTGGAACACGAACAGGAGAGAGTATTCCTTGTCCCCGTTGCGCTTCTGGAAGTCCACTAAGTCCCAGGAACCAGGCATGAAATCCACTACCCGCTGGTAGTTCACGTTCCACTTGTGATCCGGGTTACAACCCTTGGAAGATTCTGTGATGCCCCGTGATTCTTCATTGCACTTGGGGTACTCATCCTCATCCGGAAGGTACAGGACCAGGTACCCTTTGGGCTTGATAAGCCGCATCCATTCCTTGAGCGTATCGGTGACACGCTCTGGTGGAACGTGTTCGAGTAGGTGTGAGGAAAAGCAGAAGTCCATGCTCGCTGAGGCGAACATGTCCAGTTTCTCGGCAGATTCGATCCTGATATCGGGATTGCACTTGATCCCGAACAGCATCTCATCAATGCAGTTATCGACCCCGATCCAGTGCGGGAATGTTTTCCCAGGGCCACAGCCGATATCCAGGCCCTTGCCTCTGGTCCACTTCACCAGTTCCCAGCAGACCTTGCGGGCTTCGTTGCCCATGGGGTCGTCGATCTTCCAGCTCATCGCTCCTCCTAAACCAGAAGCGATGTAGGCGCTTCAGAGCCTGTCGAGGTAGTTGTTTCGCTCAACATACCCCGTCACTCCATCCACTGTGACATCATCGTAAAAGGCGTCGTTGTGTTCTCTCGTGTACATGTCATCGGTCGGCTGCAAACGCAGTTTCACGAAACCACTCTTGAAGTCACCCCCAGAAGGGTTGTCCGTGACATCATCCGTGCCCGCTGTGATCAGGCGCTGCTTACGGACATCGGATATTTCAGCGTCCGTGATATCAGTTCCTGGAGGGAGCGATTGGTAATGCACGGCATTATCCATCGTCTTGGAATCCCAATCCCCACCCGCACGGCCCTCTCTACCTGGAACGCCTTTCTTCGTGCGCACGCTCTTGTCTGACGCCCACCCGTTCTGGGCGTCATCGTTGGCGTTCTCCTCGACGCGAGCCTCGAACTTTTCCTGAACTATGCGGCTCACGTCCAGCCATCGCCAGGAAAGCTGATGCCTCCTTTGTAGGTGGACATCTCCTGCACACGGATATCAGCCACTTCCTGATCGTTGATATCTGTTCCTGGAGGGAGCGAATTGAAGTGCGCCGTCACCCCAAATGGAGTGCCCTTCTTCACCAGATACCCCTGATCCTTGATGCCTGACTTGTCCAGGCTCTCGCCGCCACTTGTGGGCAGTACGCCAAGATCGGCGTACCTATCTCCTGAGGTTTCATGACGCATGGCACCTCGAGCATTGACGCTCTTGATGACATCACGCTTGTCGGGCATATCGCCACCCGTCACCGGCGTAGCGTGGGTGAGGGAGGTTTCCTGATTGCTCTCGAAATCAGAGTTTTTGCTGCGAGTCGTCATACATCCTCCTTAAGCCGACACATTGGCGAGCGGCAGAATCGCCATCTCAACCGAGTAGACGTTGGTGCAGGTCGCATCGGTCCCTTTCTGCACATACCACTGATCGCCCTGCAATAGAGCCGGGTTCGCACCGATCGTCAGTGTGTTGCTGGTCGCTGCCGAAGTACCCACAGCAGAAGCCGTGTTCAGCGTGGCATTACCGAAGTACGCTGCAGAGGCAAGGACAGTGCCATAGGTGTAAGTGGCAGTAACGGTATTGACCGCCGTAGTGCCGTTATTGGTGATGCGAAACAGCAAACACGTATCGGCACTGGTACCCAATACGGTAGAAATCGCCGTAATGGACTTCACCAGCATCGAAGTGAAAGCCGCGTACTTCTGCGTGTTGGTGGCAGAACCCGTAATACCCGTGCCGGCAATGGAAAGCGCCGGTTGAGAAACCACCGCAAGGTAGGCCGGGTGGTCATAGGCCATGTTCTTAGTCGCCATGATCGCTCCTTATCAGCAGACCTCTCCTGCGTTATTAGGGCCGAAGGGCCGGAGGGAGTAGGTCCTCCGGCCACCCGTGTCAGCTCTCAGCTCGAAGCATCCCATTTGAGGATGCGGCAGTTGGCAGCGAGCGTATGCACGATGCCAAATCCTCCTAAGTAGTACCAGGCAATGCCTTTGCTGCGTCCGTAGTCGGTGGGAATTTTGCCTCGCATTTCCTCAGGCACCGCGATTGCCTCAGCCACCGTGTCATTACCAAAGAAGAAGATCCAGTCCGACTTGCCCTGCGCCCAGGCCGTACCAGTAATACCGTCAGTGCTTACGCCCTTGACGATATTGGTCTGCTCGATGTACCTGCAGTTCTCGTACCTTCCAATCTCACCGTTCATGATGAGATTAAAGCCGGTATCCGAGTACTGGTGAATCGTCTCCAGGTTGTTCTTGAGCGTTCGGAGCGTGGTGGGCCAAGCAATAGCGTAGTAATCATCGGCGATGTAGGCGGGAATGTTCCGCTCCTTCATCGTATCGACAATGAACTTGGCGTGCCCGATGTTGTAGGCCGTGCTATTCGTGCTGGCAGCCGTACCGTTGGTGGCAAGCGTGCAAACTGGAACCAGCGTGGCCGTATCGGTCGAACTCACCCGCAGCAGACACTGGTTGAACTGCGTCCAAGCCAGTCGGTCAAGTGCTTTGACGGTATCGTTCTTGAGGGCCTTCTTGATGATGTCCTCGACCGGGAACTTGGACAGGTTATCGAGTTTCCCCGAGTACGGAACGCTGTTGCCGGCTTCCGTAATGGTCAAGGTACCCTGGGTGATCGTGAAATTGGTCTCAGGCAGCGTGTTGGTTTCAACCAGCACCGAGCCTGCCGTGGCGACATCGGAGACCACATCCCAGGTGAAAGTATCGCCCTTCTTCTTGCCCTGCTGCGAGATGTCGTGAACGTCAGCGAACTGACGGAACTTCACCAGCGGCTGTACCGCCATGCGAAGTACGTTGGAGAGCTGGCGGCTGTAAAGATACCCGCCGAGCGAGGAAACGGCCCAGACTTGACCTGCCATGTGGGTGACTCCTATATGCCAGGAGCCACCACTTTATGGGCCCCTAGCCTGACTTGCGGTGAAGAATGGGACTTAACCCGCGAGCCTTTGCCATCCGATCGATGACATCGCTCAAATCTTCTTCACCTTCCTCATCATGTTCCACCGACTGGCGCTGTGATGCCGTGGGCGGGTTGACGAGGGTGCGCTTCCGTTCCAGTTTCGCACTCGCAGTGGAGCCTTTTAGAACCGTGGAGAACTTGCCCCGCAATGATTCACCGACCTGCCGGTAGGCAGCCGATAGATTCATCTGGGGGTTTTGATTGGCGAGCTGCTGGATTTTCACCCGAAACAGCGTCCCAATCTCATCGTCTCCGAGCAGGTCCTTGTACTCCGCTTCCAGTGCGGCCAGTTCGGTCCTGAACGATAAGCGCTGATCGACGGCCTGCAACACGTCGGGAGTCACCGATGGTGTTGCATCGAGGGCCGATGCCAACTGCTCAATCGCCTCTTCATCTCCCAGTACTGCCGAAGCCAGGAGTTTCTTCAGCCCGTCCTTGCCGGGCCTGCTGGGCACGTCCACAGGGGATAGCGCCTGCCGTGAAGCGTTTCTAACACTTTCTGATGCAGCGCGCAAGTATTCGTCAGCCGATTCGACTTTCTGAGCCGTTTGACGAATTTCCTTCAAAGATTGCCACTTTTCGACACCGTTCACGACCTGCCGGTAATAGGTTTCCCCGTTGGTAACTCGGGTATCGGCATCGTCTGCTTCGGGTTCTGCTGGAGTCTCGACTCCCTCTTCCTGCAGTTTCTTGGCGTGAGCTTGGGCCTGGGCATCTTCAGCCGCAGCCGCTGCTTCCCTCGCTTCGGCATCGTCAAAATCCGCTGCTCGGTTCTTTTCCGACCCATCGGCAATGGCCTCCATACGCTTGAGTCTTTCGGTATTTCGATTGTCAATGGCTTCCTTGATCTTCTTATCAGCCGCCTCGACCTCTTCCCGTGCTTCCTCGCTCATAAATCCTCCTTCAGTTGTTCGGTCGCCTGTAACCCGGCCCTGATCGCATCGCCTAACCAGTCGATGATGTGATCGGCCTCGTTGATCTTCATCTGCAAACCCATGATCGCCTCCCAATGCGTAGGGGGCGTGGTTTTAAGCTTTTCAGTATTGCTGTCGGATTGCTCCTTGGCCCGCTGCAGGAGGTAACTGCCTACATCCGAGTGCAGGAACCGCTCCACTTCCTTGCCAAAGACAGCCGTCCGTACCAGGGGATCTTCGGGGTTAAGCATCCCGCATCAGCCAAAGCAATAACGCCTGGGCCGCCTCCTCTTCGGTAGTGTATGTCACTAGATCATCCTCCACCATCATCAAAGCCATAAGGGATTCAACGCCTTGCCTCTCTTCTAACTCAATTCTGGCCTTCTCCACAGCCAGTTCTTCCTGCGCTTGTGCAAGCCGTTCCTGCTTCTCCAGCGCCTCCTGTACCAGTTGCGAGCGGCGCTCGAGCAGTATCTTCCGGCGTACCTCGAAACGTTCATACTGGTCCGCACGGATCGGCTTTGCCTGTTGCTCTAGGACAACGTTTAAGGAAACCTGAACCTTATCGACCTTCTCAGCCGCTTCTACCGCTACCGTCTCGGCCTTGACTACCGCACGCTCTAGGGCCTCTTTCTCCCAGCGGCGCTTGATCTTGAGGATTTCCCGCGTCTTACGTTGGTTGTATTCGTAGTCCTCATCCCCGTGACCTCCTACGATTACCGGCGGTGGAACCGGTGGCGTAGTGGGGGTAATGAGAAATGGCAGCAGATCGGACCAGAAGTCCCTAGATCGCCATTGCAAGGCTTCAGCGGTATCCGGTACCGGGGATTGCCACAAATAGACATTCCACGGTTGAGGGGAGGGCGGCGGGGAGATAACTGTCGGGAAGAACGGGGCATAACTAATCGAGGCAGCACTGACCTGCTCTGGATCAATCCTCACCCCTGCAGGCGTGGATAAGGCGATAAAAGGCTGTCCTACGCTCTGGTAGCCCACCCGGTAGATATGCAGATCAGGGATAGGGTGACGATCAAAGGACTCAGCCTCGAGCGTGGGAGGCCGGTAGAACTGCCACAGACGGTAGGACTGTCCAACCGTCTGGTATGTAGTTCTGAATCTATGGAGCGAGTAATCGCTGACAGGAAGCGGAGCATCTTCCTGAAACACCGCCCTTCCGTTCTGCCACAGGTACCAGGGGACTCCGGCAGTTGGCGTGACCGCTGTAGTACGGCCGTAAAGGGGAGTCTGTGGTATCGGGGGAGAGGTGAACCCCTCGGCCTCTACCGTCAGTGCCTTAGGCGGCGGCCACAGCAGATAGCCCTGCCCAACGGTCTGGTAGCCGACTCGGTACTGGTGCAGGAGCTGGGATCGGTCAGGCTGCCTGGGGAACCCATCGGACGGGTCAAGAAGAACAACCCGTGTGCTGACCTGTCCCTGAGATCCCCCGACAGGGGTGATCCTGAACGGAGTTAGCTGCCGGTCATAGCTAGGAGGCCAATCTGGAGGCCAGGCGGAAGTGGCCGCTGCCAGTTGTGCTGCGGCCCCTAGGATCGCCGCCGACCACATAGGCCAGGGTTGATTTCTCTGGCCTTGCGGGAGAAGCGGAGCATAGAGGCCGCCGACCTGAACCGGGCCTGGGCCGTGGCCTATGCTGATCGGCATGGACTACTCAGTTGAGAGATTGCAATATCGCACTCATGGGTGTGCAGCTTCCAGCCACAGAGAGCGTCCAACCGATCTGGAAACCTGCGGCAATGGAGGCATCAACGTTCACCGATGCGGTAGAGCCGAATATGACCTCTATCGCACTCCCAGCCGTTCCCGCCGCTCCTGCCGCCTGCAGGAAGCCATGCACCACCACTGGCGTATTGGCGCCTGCAGCACCCAAGGGACCGCGACAGTAAATCCACCCCTGAATCGTCCAGGGGACATTCGTAAGGTTAATCACCACGGTCTGCGCCTGAGAGGCCCCAAGCGAGGTTCCACTGGTCGTGGTTCCCCACCTGGGCGTGAGCGTCAGTGTTCCAGAAGCTCCCGTGGACATGATCCCGTGAGCATCCAACTTGTAGACCTTGCCGGTGCGAATATCATTGGCAGGAATGCCGATGAATTGCGCCGGCAACAGAATTGTCTCCGTTGTCGCCGTAATGGCGCTCTGATTCGCAAGTACCGGATCGGTGTAGGGTGCGTCGCGGAAGTATTGGCGGCTCACGTTTAGATTTCCTCTAGATACACTTCGCCAGAGGCGACAAAAGATTGTCCAGGCGCAGCGGCAAGGAACAGGCATAGCCGGTTATTCGCACTACCGCCCGATGCCGGTAGGTCGATACGCTGATCGGGCGTGTAGATACGCTCGAAGGGAACAATCACGGAAGGATTTCCTCCCCAGAGAATGTCCTGAATCGTACCCTGCGTCGTCACCACAGTGCGGTTTACAGTGGTGAGCGCAGCGACCGTATTCCTTGGGTTCACAGGCTTAGGAGTGACCGCAGCGCCTCCTGATCCTGTGGTGCTGCGCCTGCAAATCTGCAGGTTCAGGCGCACATCCTGTGCCACACCGGAAGTGATCGTAGGCGTAAATTCTACGCGCCAGGAGTGAATCACCGTAGCGCAGTTCGCACTGCCTATGAATTCGAAGATATCCTGAATTGCGTTGGTGACGGTAACGCCCTGGAAGGAAGCGGTATAGATAAGACCATTGGCGGCCATGTGAAACTCCTATGCGGCCAAAAAAACCGGATGTGAATAGGGCAATCGAGAGAAATTGGCAAATGGATCGCTCGGAGAATACTGAGCTCCGGCGACAGTTAGACTATTAGCAGTCTGCGTGCTGGGTTCTGGATTTTTGTTTCCATAGAGTGGCCAGTATTCCACGAGGTTTGCGGCTTGCGTGCAGGGTGGAGAGCGCGCATAGAGATTGGCTACGTCAGCATCTGAGAGTGCAATGTTCCAGAGAGCAAAATGGGCGTAATCCACATTAAACCCACCACCAGAAACAGGATCACCCAAAATGAATGCTCCCGTCGTGGCTCCGCATGTGCGAGCTGTGATATCGGTAGCCTTATT